GCTTAGCTGCCATAGTTTTACCTGATTTGCCTGCTGCTTTTTTAGCTGCTGCCATACCTGTTTTAGTATAAGCGTATTTTTTTCCGTCTACCATTGGCATAATTATTTCCTTTTCTTTTTAGAAAGACCAGCTTCGCTGAGGGCGATTGCCAATCCTTGAGATTTAGATTTTACTACTGGACCTTTTTTACCACTATGTAATGAGCCTTCTTTAAACTCACGCATTACCTTTGCTACCTTCTTCATCTTGCCTGCTTTTGTCTTCGGTGCTGACTTCATGCTTCTTCCTTAACTTAATAAATCTGTGATCGTATCTACAATCATTACATAAAGAGTATTCGGTGAAGTCAAATGGTTCACCGCATTGTTCGCAAATGGATAGCTTCATAAAAAGAAAAAGCCCAACCACGGAGAGAGTGCAGTCAGGCTTTTATGATGTTACGTTATTAACGGGCAGGAAATGCCCACATAAGCGGTATTATACACCAAAATTGTACTTTTGTGCAACAAGTTTATGCGTTTATTCGCCTACCTGCTATTGTTAATAAATTATCAAACGCTAATTCAAGTTTGTATGGATATGCCAATGGTTTTTTAGCATCTAAATATTTAGCATATATTGCTTTTTGCTGTTCTTTTTCTAAACTATGTATAATAGCGTGTATAGTCCTTACGTTTGACATATCTTGTGCATTACACATGTCTTCAAACACATCACTGGTTGATTCACCACCAGATGACATACCTATGCTTTTAGATGGATAACCTAGCTTATGATTATCCGACTTCATCCATAAAGCCCAATCATCCATAATGGATAATAAGCGTTCCATACTAATCATATCTTGTTAGCGTATATGCTACGCTTTCTCCATAAGTTTGTTGTGTAGTCTTATGTTGTAAATTATGTTTAGCGTCATCTGCGTTATGACTTGTAACGCTTTTTATCTGGTCATTCGTAAATTTTACTGTATGCCCAAATATTGTTTGTAACGGATGTGGTTGTGGCACGTAATAGTGCATCAGTCTATTTTGGTTATCTTTGTAAGCATGAATAACATTTGCATCTCTCATCTCTACAAGTATGTTCTTTGTAATAGGATAATTAGATTGTATATGTTCTGCTATGTCGTTTATAGTTCGTGGTTCTGTAAGATATTCTAATATCTTTTCTTTCACGATACATCTTTCACTTTGCAATGCCATTTCCTTTTATCATCTTGATGCCAACCATGTACATGAATAGTCCAACCAGCTTCACGAACTGCACCTACATTTTCATGGTCAGCTATTTTTTTAGCTCTTGCCGACATGTTTGTTGCAGATGTGGTTTGAACTGCTAATACCTCTTTACCTTTTAAAGCTAATAGGTCTATAAAACCAAATAAATCTTGTCTAATTCTTGCAAACGAATTCCAATGCTCAACTATTGCTACAGTATATCCTTCTTCTCTTAATTTAGCTAATGATAATTGAGTAGGTGATTTACTTGCCATCAAATTGGCTTTCGTTAGGTTTAGATGCTCCTTGCTCTAAAGACTCAGGATAATGTAAGCCTTCGTTACCATTCTGCGATATTACATCTATACGAGAATATGTTTTTTCTACTTCCCCTGTAGATTTGTTTAACTCATACTCGTATGTATGTGGAGATACATTATCACTTGACTTTTTTGACCTAAATATTTTATCAAAATTAGATTCAAATATTTCTCTATCTGTAAACGGTCTTGGTGCGCTTCCTTTACCCATTATAATATTCCTATCATTTCATGTTCCCAAAGATACTGCATAGTAGTGACGTAAGCTCTATTCCACATCTCACGTCTTTCTTCTTTTGTTAATTCTTTACCCATGTCTAATGTGTAGTGGCACTCATAGCATAACGCAGCACATAAGGCATCTGATACTTTAATCCCCATGCCTTTGCCTTCATTTCTGTGAGCAGCACAAACTGTCTCAGATATTATACCACAATGTTGACAAGGCAACTGTCTTAAAAGTCTAGTTAGTTTTTGATTGCGATATGTCATATTTTTTAAATTTTTCTGAAATAATTTTAGGAACTGTAGCATCCCAATTTATACTGTGATGTAATCTTTTTTTATTTTGACCCATTTGTCTTACTTTTACGCTAGATGGATTATAAAGAACAGAATAAAAACTTTTAACGTATGTTCCAGAACTCAAATAAATATCAGTTAAACCACCAGCATTACTTTGAGTTTGCTTTTGTTCAAGTCTTAACTGTGCAATAGTCATAAACAAATAACCTTTATAACCAAAATAACAATAAGCATTTACATCTTCATTAATTCTACCAACAAATTGAAATGGTCTATCAACTGAACATAAAAAACTATTCATAATTTTTCTTGATATTTGACCATCTAAAAATGTTTTACTTAAACCACTATTTTCACCACCTATAAAATCACCACCTTGTGCCATACAAATTGATGTAAAAGGTGTTTTTTTATAAAAATCTAACATAATTTCAAATATTTTATCTAAGTTTTGAATATATTTGCTAGTAACATATTTTTTATTATTATCAAATGACCATCTGAAGTCTGTATAGTCATCATCAAGTTGCATGAAATATGTATAACCTAATTTTCTTGCAATATCAAAACAAACATTTCTTGCAAATACAACAGCTCTTTTGTCATCAAAACTATCTCCAATGTCAAAAGTATTTGCAACTTCATCTTTAGAAAAAGTAATAACTTGATCGCCATACGTCTCAATATATTTATTATGAGATTTATCTTCATCATCAAGAATGATAAAAATTTTACCAGTATAGTTTTTTTCTCTTAAAGTATTATAGGTATAAACTCTATCATGTCTATTATGACTTAATATAAAAACACAAAAATTATCTATCACTTTGTTCTTCCAGATATTGATTAGATAACTGAGTATTTAGAGCTACATAACCATACTCAATAGCTTTATCAAAATCAACAATAACTAAAGCAGATTGCTCCATTAATTCTTGCATTTCAGAATTTGAGTGAGCATAATAATCTGCAATTTTTGCAAAATTAAATACGATATGTCTATATGCTGCTAAAGTTAAAAACTTTTTTTCATCTTCAGAAACATTAGAATTATTAATTTTTTGTATTAATTTAATTGCTTTTAAATTATCGTATAATTCATAAACATTTGGCTTTTCATATTTAGGCACATACAATGGCACATCAACTTTTTTTGTATATGTTGTATCAATGATAAGTTGTTCATCACTATCAAACATTTCTAATTTTTGTTGTATTGTCATAGTTAATAATCCCAACCCCAACCAACAGTTTGACCCCATACCTCTATCTGTTGTTGGTATTCAGTCATTTCTGAAGTTGTAAGTTTTGTGGTTGATTTTATAAGCTCTACAGGCATACCAGCTATCTCGGTTTGATAGCGTAAGAATTTATATCCCATAAGTTCGTGTATCTTATCTTTCTCAATACCTAAATGATTACCTATACTTGTATATAATTCCCATAATCTTTCGTTTTGTTCTAAACTACGATTTAGTTTAGCATCTGTAATTGTTACTCTCCAACGCTTAGTGAAGTCAAGTGTTTTTAACTTTTCTACTAGCATTGGTAAATTGTCTTTTGTTAATGCCCACTTTATCATCTCTCCATCCTTTCGTTTTAAATACTTGCCCATCTTTAGATACAGCTTTATATTCTAAATCATTTCCAAACAATTTTTTACACTCTTTGATAAAATCATTAATTGTCATGGAGACTCTCTATAACATAAAGTTTTTTGACTAAACCAAAAATTAAATGAACCTTCCCATTGACCATTTCTTTGTTTTTGAATAAATACTTTTGCATCAGGAATAATTTTCAGTTCATCATCAGAAGTTTTACCTTCTTCAATTAGTTTTTCCTTGTAACGGTTGCGCCATACACAAATAATATTGTCACAAAGGTTTCTTATATGTGAACTACCCATAATATTTGTAGCATCAGGTATTTCATTTTCATCTTTTAATTTTCTTGTATGTGCTACTAAAAATATTGCTATGTTTAAATCACGTGCAGTAACAGCCAATCTATCAGTAAATAATTTTTGTGACTCTAATGACTCTTCACTAATATTACTTATTTTCATTAAACTGTCAATAATAAATACATCAACACCAAGAATATGCTTAGCGTAATACAATGTGGCTATCATATCTTCAGAAGTTGTAGTTCCTAATTGGTCGTAAATATAAAGTTTTTCTTTTGCCCTATCGCAAAATTTTCTAATATAATCCTCTGTTGGATCTGGTGAGCCTAATGCTTGAGTAATCATACGTGCTAGTGTTAATACAGGGCGCATCTCCAATGACGCAATTAAACATTTAGTATCTTGTCTCATCATAGCTAAAATTACTTGTGACAACCACATAGATTTGCCATGCCCAGACACCCCTGTTAGAATTGTTAATTCGGAATTCCTAACACGAAATTTATCTTCCGTTTTAACCCAGCCAAGCGATTTACCACTATGGATTTCTTCACCAAAATACTGAACCACGTTATCAGTAAAAATATCTGCAGCTTTAATTTTAAATTCCGCATGAGCATACTCTTTTTCGTAGTAATCAGTAATTACTGACTGATTGACAGTTAGCTTACTTAATGCTTCACCAATATTCATTAAATGCCACCTTCCCATGCTTTTTTAGTCTGAGTAATACCATCTTCCCATCTCTCTTGATTGATAAGTGTCATTGGTGCTGGAACAAAACCTTCTTTCCATTGTTTAGTTTCTTTCATCATTTTGACGTAGCTTATAACTTTATCAGCTATCAAGTCAAGGTCTTTTGATTTCCATTTTTCTAAACAACCCTTTTTATTATTTTTACGAACATTTGGATATAAATTCCAAAACTCATCAAACCTTACAATGGTTTTTATATTCTTATCTTCCTCTAATCTAATCTTATCTCCTATATAATCGGTATATAATTTTTGTATATTTTCATTTTTTATAAACCAAGTATCTAATTCTATTAACATTTTTTCTATAAAAGCTATAGGTTTTCTTAAACGAAAAGCAATATCATAGGCATTAGGTAAAATACCATTTGATTCACTTGCTAAGCACCATAATTTAAATAAAGTTGCTTGTTTTACATCTTCTAACTTCATAAAATCTGGGTCGTTTAACAAGTCTCTGCCATAACATTTAAACCATTTCATATCACTTTTATGTTTAAAATGCTGAAATTTGTCCCAATTCTTAATTTTCATAAACTCTCCTTAAAATAAACATTCTTCAAATAACTCTGTAATAGGTACAGCTTTTTCTTTTGGTAAAACTTTTAACTTACAGTTAGGTCTATTCTCTAAAAAATGAAGAGCTGAAGACTTATCTGCAAAGGCTCTTAAAGGTTTTCCGTCAAATTCATCTAATATGATGTATCGTAGTTTTTTCATAAGCCAAAACACTATCATAAGTAATTTTTAAATGCAAATATAATTATTATATAATTTTTATATAAAAATACTTGACATGTAATTTTATACCATTAAGATAACTATTGTAGTATTTAACTTTTAGGAGAGAGAAATGCGAATTACAGGCGCTTATTCAGTAGTTGAAACACTTGCACAACATAAAAACTTGACTTTTAAACAAGCATTTATGTATATTCATAATAATCTTAAATCATGTGACAAATATCAAAAAATTGCATATCAAGTTATTAGTGATGATGCTTCTCTTTTTGAACAACTTTCTAAGGATTAATTAAATGAAAAAAGATTTAATTCAAGGTGGTATATTTGCAATAGCATTTTGGTGTTACATAGCTTTGTGTTTATGGATTATGGGTAAGTTAGCAGGTGCAATATGAATAAATGGATATGGTTGTTTCTTTTTTTGTTTTGGGGGTATATAATATGGCGAATGGTTTAGAGCATATTGCTAATATACTTAAACGATTGAATGATGAAATTAAATTAGATAACGATAAATGGGAGAGAGCAAATGAGTCAACAACAACACTACGATCAAGTAATGATGCAACAACATCAACAAGAATTACAACAAAAGGAGAGAAAAATGAACTATAACGAACTACGCAAGATTAATGTTTCAGACCACATTGAGAAAAAGAATGGTCTATCATACTTATCATGGGCTTGGGCTGTGGACACTCTTCTACAGCAAGACCCAACTGCAACATGGACTTATGGCGAACCTAAACAGTTTGGTGAAACGCTTATGGTATTCTGCACAGTCCATGCGTTTGGCAAGTCTATGACATCACAATTACCTGTGCTTAACTTTAGAAACCAAGCTATTCCTAATCCTGACGCTATGGCAGTTAATACAGCTATGCAAAGATGTTTAGCTAAAGCTATTGCATTACATGGTATTGGTTTATATATCTATAGTGGTGAGGATATTCCAGAGTCAGAACAGCCAACATTAAAAGCTGTATCTAGTAAGGACTTTCTATGATTAACCAAGGAACCGAAGAATGGTTTATCCAAAGATTAGGCAAGGTAACAGCATCCAGAATATCGGATGTTATTGCCAAGACTAAAACAGGTGTATCTACATCACGTCAAAATTATCTTATACAACTTGTATCAGAAAGATTAACTGGCAAAAAAACAGAATCATTTACAAACCAAGCTATGCAAGATGGTGTTGAACGTGAACCTATTGCTAGAAAGTTATATGAAAGTAAAACTAATTCTATAGTAACTGAAGTAGGATTCTTTGACCATCCTGTTATTAAGAATAGTGGTGCTAGTCCTGATGGCGCAGTAAATGCAGAAGAAGAAGGTAAGTATGCAGGTCTTATAGAGATTAAGTGTCCTATAGAAACAACACATACTAATACCTTAATGAGCAAGTCAGTTCCTAGTAAATATATACCACAGATGCAATGGCAAATGGCTTGTACAAATGCCAGGTGGGTAGATTTTGTAAGTTTTAACCCTAATTTCCCTGAAGAATTGCAAGTTTTTGTAAAGCGTCTTGATAGAGATGATGCTTACATTGCAGAGTTAGAAGCAGAAGTATTAAAGTTCCTAGATGAAGTAGAACAAACTATTATTAAACTTAAGGAGTAAAGTATGGCGCAATACGATAACACAAACACATTTGCATTATTTAAAAACGACCAGGGTGACAATCCTAAACGGCCAAACTACACAGGTAATTTAAATGTGGATGGTATTGAGTTTAGAATTAGTGGTTGGATTAGAGAAGGTGCTAATGGTAAATTTATTTCAGGGCAAGTGCAGCTTAAAGAAGCTAAAGTTGAAGCTAGAAGCAAGCCTGCAGTTGAAGGTGCAGATGAGGATGTTCCTTTCTAGGAGCATCCCCATTGCATAACAATTACTTGTTCATTACGTACATTGTTACTTCAAAGCCAAAACGCATTTCTGTTGCTGCTGGTGATGTCCACATAGCGATTCTCCTTTCTTTTAGATTTGTAATAGAATTATACGCTTGTATGGGATTACTAGACACAAGAAAATCATGAAAGGACTATAATGGATATGCACCATTTAGAACTAGATATAGCGTGTTATGCAACTGCTGTTTATCACGAAGTTAATACAAGAACATTGGAGGAAAAAGTTGGAGTCATTAATGTTATACGTAATAGGTTACATTCTGGTCTTTGGGGTAATTCTGTATGCGGTGTTGTTTATGCTAATAATCAGTTTGCTGTGCAAGATGAGTCCCACCATCCAGTTAATGAAAAAGCGTATTTGGAGACTAAACTTTTGGTTATTGATACGATTGTTTACAATAAATATGCAAATCCGGTTGCAAATGCTTTATACTTCCATGATGATTCGATACCGCCTAAAAAGGTATGGTTTGGAAAACGGAAGAAAACACACATAGGAAGGATGGTGTTTTATTAATGGCTAAAAAAGAACCTGTAGCATGGCTTTATGAAGAGTATGATGTTAAGTCTGGTGACCTAAAGAAGTCTTATTTATGGTCGTTTCATCCTAACCAATTATCATATTTAAACGATTTAAAAAATACAACCCATCATATTAAGATAACACCTTTGTTTCCTGGTGAACCTGTAGAGGAATATAAAGGCATATCTAAATACGATAGTAAAAAATTAACGGAGGCTTATGGTGGACTCTAACCCACTTACACAAGAAGAAATTATCAAGGCATATAAAGAAGCATTTGGATATGGCAGTCAAGTAGTAACACTTGACAGAATATTTAAATTTGCTAGGCTTATAGAACAAGCTCATGGAATTAAAAATGGCTAAAATAACAGATGAACAAGTAATAGAAATAGTAAATAAATACATGGAAAAACATCCTAATGCAGGAAGAAACCATGTGATATTGCACTCATTTGGTAACCATCTTAGGGTTAGAAATTTAGCTAAACAAGGATTAATTAATCTACCTAAACCATTACCAACAGGAAGTAAAAGTAATTGGAATAAGTATTTTAATATTGATAGAGCTGAAGTAAATGCCTCTAAAAAAGGAATGAAGTATAATGTACACAAAACTAGATGAGCAAAGACAGGCTAACTTTATAAAGTCATATATAAATACGCATCCAAATTGCACATTAAAAGATATTATTCAAGATTGTGTGACAAATAGACATAGACTATCAAGTCTTGAAAGACAGGGATATATTACTTTACCTAAGCCAACGCCTTATGGAGAACGTAATGGATTATTTAAAGGAAAAGAATCATGGCAATTTTGGAAAAAATAATTGATTATATTATTTGGATATTAGTAATTGGTAGTATAATAGGCTTTTTTATAGGTACGTATCAGGTGATTGATTTATTTTTTATAAGGGGATAGTTATGGTAGATATGGTGAATAGACCTCCACATTATATGGTAGGTGGTATTGAAGCAATAGACGTAATTAAGAGTCGTTTAACAAAAGAAGAATACATTGGGTATTTAAAAGGATGTAAACTTAAATATGACTTACGTTATCCATTTAAAGATAATCCACAACAAGAT